CACTGGCTGCCGCGATCTCCACCATCGGCGGGCCGCTCACGCTGTCGGTACTCTCCGCCGGGGCCATGGCAGCAGCCTTTTCGGCCACTTCCATCAGCACCTTGGCCACACCGGCCGCGTTCTTGTCGCTCATCACCCGGCCCTCGTACCGTTCCAGTTCGGCGTTTAACAGGTTCCGCTCGTCCTCGTAGAGCCGCAAGTTCCGGGTTCCGGCCCCTCCATACACCACAAGGCCGGTCTCGGTGGCATCGGCCAGCTCCTCCGGGTCATCCTTCAGCAGGGTGCCCACGGCAAAGTCCCGGGCCCGGGTGTCCTCGTCCAAACGCCGGTGCAGCTTCTCAGTGATCTGCGCCGCCCGCTGGCTCTCAGCGGCCCGGCCCTGCAAAAAGGTCACCTGTGCCCGCACGCCCAGGCTTGCCCGGATGGCGATCTCGCGTGCGGCTTCCTGCCGGGCCTTTGCAAAGGCATCACTGCGGCCTGCTTCCTCGCTCATCCAGCTGCGAATGGTCGATTCCGGCACGCCGTACCGCTTCGCCACAGCGCAGATGGAGTTGGAGCCCAGCATGGCCATCACCACCTCGGCCCGGAACGCCGCAGGGTATTTCTTTCCCCGCTGCTTCCCGGCCACCGTGTTCTTGCAGTACGCCCGCTTCTTGGTCACACATCCACCTTCCCTCTGTCGCAAGGCCCAACCGTTCCCAGTTTCGTAAAACTTTGCTCAGTCAGCAGGGTCAAAACCGGTCTGCCAAGGGCTCCCCTACTAGGGGAGCTGGCGCAAAGCGCCTGAGAGGTTCTTTCCCTTTCGCTGCTCTGAGTTAATGCTACCATGTCTTTCTCGCTCAAAATACCCCGGACATTTGCCCGCCGGGCAGCAGCCCTGCATCCGCTGCACACACTGCCACGGTGCTCAGGGCTTCCAGCTCTTTGGTGTAATAGGTCGTCCGCCCCACATACAGCCGGGCGATCACCTTTTCCTCGGGCAGCCCTTGCAGGTAGCGCAGCCGTAGCAGCTGGGCGCATACCGGGTCATTGCGGTCGTACCAGGCCAGCACCGCCCCGATTACCTGCGCCCAGGCAGCACAAACAGACCCCTCGCCATATCGGCGCAGAGCCTGCCGGGTCGCTTTCTTCTGCTCTTTTGTCACCGCCCCACCTTCTTTTCGCATGGGTATAACGCGCAAAATACCGGTGTTTTATCTGTCAGGTGCGAAGAATCGCAGCCTCCCGCCGACGCAGGATCACATAGCATTGCGGTTCCAGCCGTTCCCAGCCGGTTCCTTCCCGCTTCGGACTCTCATGCAGCCCGCCGGGCTCCAGCACGATGCACTTTTCCATCTTCCAGCCGGGAAACCGCTGCTCCCACCACTTGGCATCGTTCTGCTTTTCCCCGCAGGCGGCCCGCAGCTGTTTCCGGCTCCACCTGCCATCGTTGGGGGCCTGCTCAATGGCCGGGCGCAGGTTGGCCGTTTCCACCCACAGCCGCTCCTTGTGGCCGTAGAGGTAGCCCACCGTGCCGTATTCGCCCTGCCCGCTCTTGCCCAGCAGCTTTTTCATATCGATCCGATCCACGTTCATGGTTCCCAGCGGCTCAAACTCGTTGGAGCCGGGGATACGCCGCCGCCACAGATCCTCCAGCATCTCCCGCCACTCCCGGCGCTGGGCCGCGGTCAGGCCCGGGCATTCCGCAAAACCGTGCATGTGCAGCCGTCCTGCTTCTCCCTTGCGCACCGCCACCAGCATCAGGCGGATGTCCTCCCGCCTTACCCCGAACCGCTTGCAGGTGGCCGCCATCACCCGCCGCTTGTAGTTCTCCACGTCTCTCCGGCAGGCCAGAATGTCCTCCGGCAGAAATGGATCCTCGTATGTACCGGTCAGGAACATTCCCGCCGGACTGAAATTGGTCAGCGCCTTTCTCTGGCGCTTGCGCAGGGAATCCATTTTGTTCTTCGCCTTCTGCCCCTCGCTGGATTCCTTCCGCTTCTTGCCCCGGCCCCGGTGTTCCTGGGGGATGATGGAGAACACTCCGACTGCCATGTAGTCATCCCCGCACTGGTATTTTTTCTCTCGGATGTAGTTACAGCGCATCCCGGTGCCCTCCTGCTGGCTTTCACTTTCTGCTGATATTCTCTTTCCCGTGACCCCACCGTCACAGAAATAACGGGTATACTAGCTCCCCAAAGAGGGCCCTTCCCCCTCTTTCTTTATAAAGGTATTATGAAACGTAACGGATACGGTGGACGTGTCAGGTCCATCGTATCCGTTGCTCTTCATAATAGATTAAGGTGTTTAAGGTGTGGCGGGCTTTCCTTTTTCCGCCCAGTATCCGTAGGTCAGTTCCGGCTTTCCAATTTTCCGGGCCTTCTCGTTGTAGATCATCAGGTCGTGCACGTCGTAGGCCAGGGCGCTGGGGTCGATCACGCCGCCAATGGGCTTGCGCTTCACCTTTGCTGGCTGATCCGGCAGCTTCATGGGGTGCCGGATCCGTTTCTGGCACAGCTCCATCTCCATCCGCGTAACGCCGCCGGGCTTGTACACGCCGCCCCGCTTGCGGTAGCACTCGTGCACCGTGCCCTCGCTGCCAAACAATCCCTTGTCCTTCAGCTCTGCCGCCGTGCCCTTGCCCAGCAGGGTGCCGTCCGCACCGTAGCAGCTGTACACCCGCACCATCCGGGTCTCGGCCCGCTCGTCCGCACTCAGGCCTTCTGCCCGGGCCCTCTCCACCCGGTCGTCCTTGGTGCTCTTCCGCTCCATCTTCCACCGGTAGTTCTTCGGGCTGGGGTTCTTGCATTTTTCCAGATTATTCCAAACGCTGCTCAGCTTGTTCACATCGGGAAAATATCCCTGCTCCACCAGCTCCACGCTGGTGCCCTTGGCCACCACCTCGCCGGTGTCCCAGTCCATCAGGGTGTATACCCATCTGCATCCACTCTGCATCTTATCGTCCTCCTTGATCCTTGGCTCCCATATCATGGGAGCTCTGCAATGCGCTGGCATAGCCAGACCGCAGCGGTGAGAGGTTGCTTCCGGTAGCCGCTGCCATGGCAGCTGCACATTTCTGCCGAACACTCTCTTCGTTCAGCACATTCAGGCTCTGGCGGCAGGCCTTGCGGCCCGCTGCCATCATCACGGCCCGCTTCAGAAACTCTGTTTCCTGCTCCTTGTAGCTTCGGCTCAGGGTCTGCACTGTCTTTTCATCGTCCACGTTCTCCACCACGATGTCCTCAGTCTGCAAGGCATCGCATGCGCAACGCCGCAGCTTTTCCATGGCCACGTCCAGCCCGTCCGTCTTGCCCCACTCATTCAGCTGCTCGTAGTTGTGGCGCATCTCTGCATACAGCCTGTTCAGCCGGTCTGCTCCAAACCCCAGCTCCTGCACACAGGCCAGCGCCATCAGCTGCCAGGCCATGGTCGCTGCCCGGTCGCCCACCATTTTCAGCTGCTGCTCCCGCCGGTTGCGGGGTGTCCGCAACGCAGGCACCCGGAATTCCGTCGGCACACCCTTGGGGATCGCCTCCGCCCGCAGCCGCCGGGCCTTCTCCGTCTGGGGCATCCCGTTCTTGTCTGGCTGCATCACCACAGCCAGGCTCTGGCTGCCCAGCAGCTCCTTCCGTCTGGTGATTCGGTCAAGCCGGGTGCGGCCCAGCCCCCACAGCTCATGTAAGGCGATCTGCCCGCACCAGCAGGTCAGCTGCACCACGCTGTCCTGGGTCAGGTCCATCTCCGCCGAAAGGCTCATCTTTGTTCTCATGGTAACTTCTCCGTTCTTCATATTCCCCGCACGCCCGGTTCCGGCCCCCACAGCTCAGGCACCGGCTCCGGGTGATCTCAAACACATGTACACACTGGGTCTTATCCATCAGGGTTCCCCGGTCTCAGCCATCATGGCGGTCAGGTCGCCCAGCATCCCGCTCACCGTGCGGGAAAGAACGTTGATCGCATCCTCCTGCAGGTCGCCGGGCAGGGCACGCACGGCAAATCCCGCGTTCACCATCTCGTCCTTCAACCGGGTGTTGATCCGGCTCACCTCCGCCCAGAGCTTTGCCTCGTCCGGGGTCATCTTCCGCCGCCCGGGCCGCACAACGCCCTTGATCATGGCTGTCAGCTCGTGGAACTCCTCGTCGGTCAGGCTCCTGTCGTTCCCGGCCTCGGCAATGGCCCGCGCCCGGTCACTCGGTGTCCCGGTAATCAAAATGTTCTTGTACTCTTCCAGCGTCATTTCTGTTTCCCCGCATTCATACCGTTCAGCGCGGCAATAAATTTAGCTTCTTTGCCGCTGTACCCTTCGGTCACCTTAAAGCCTTCCATATCCATCAGCATGTCTTTGATCAGCCTTGCCGCTTCATCGGCAAACTCCTGGCTGGCAGAAATCGGGCCGCACAATTTCCGGGCCGTTCCCACAAAACACCGGGCAGCGCACATCAGTACTTCTTCCAGTTCCTCGTGCTCAGCTTCCATAGCCAGCATCATCTGACCCTTGACCGTCTTTTTAATTTCAATCCGTACCATTCTTACCCCGCCTTTCTGCCGCAGACGGCTTTCTTCACCGTGTTCTCCGGCACCTTGTGGATCTTCTGCGGCTCCTTCCGCTGCTCTGCCACCAGGCCCAGCCCGGCCAGCGCCAGGGCTGCACACCCCAGCACAATGGCCAGCAGCGTGTAGCCCAGCATTGCCCAGCCGTCGGCCGCGTTCTCAATGGCCCCGCCGCAGCCTGCGGCAGCCAGTCCCAGCACAATGGCACCGGCGCTCAGCACGCTGCCCGTGATCTTCTTTTTCATTTGCAAATCCTCCAACTCTGTGTTAAACTTCTGGTGATGTGTTGTCAAACCATCACCCTGGTTGGCTCGTCGGTGTTCCCGCACCGGCGGGCCTTTTTGCTTTTCTTGCATCTCTGACCACCTTCCACTCTTGAAACGCAGCCTCATTCTCCGGTTTTGAGTAAAAGTTCTGTGCGATGTGCAGCAATTCAATAATTTGCCAGTGCTCAAAAGGCAGCTCCTGCTTTTTCCTTCGGCCCATGGCAGCACCTCACAACCACTCGGCGCAGATGGTCTCCACCACAGGCTTTGCAAAGCCGATCAGCTCATCGCCGCGCTTTGCAGCCACGACTGCCGGGCCCACCAGCTCTGCCGCCGTCATCTCACTGGCGCGCTGGTTCGTCAGGGGGCGCTCCTTCATCAGCCCTTCCTCGTTCACCAGCAGCAGAATACCGTCCACGTCCTTCTCCCGCGCCCACTCGGCGCTCAGCAAGGCGGGCACCGGCTTGATCGGCCCGCCCACCAGCTTCTGCAGGGTCTCCAGCTTCATGCTGTCACCATCATCACACTTCATGTTGAATGCCCGGTTCTTCGCCGGGATCACGATCATATAACGGTCCATCGTTCGTTGCTCCTTTCATGTGTCCTTCTTCGGGTCGGCAGGGTTTGTGCGGTGCTGACAAAAGAGATATTCCATTCTCAGCCAACCTGTGCCGCTTCTTCCACGCTCACCTGATCAAAACAGGCTTCCAGTTCCCGCAGAACCTTCCGCTGGGTACACTCGTCCACTCCGGCGTTCTGCATTGCCATCCGGCAGTAGCCCATACAGGCGGCATTGCTCCAAGGGCCGTTGATATTCTGGATGCACGCCATAATTTCTTCGTACTTCATAATTTCTCCATTTTCCCCCGGCTCCCCGCCGGGGCTTTTTCATGCGCTTTTCTTCGGGTCAGGGGTTGAAAGTCTGAAATCTGCAATTGCCTGTTGAATCTTTCGGGTCGGTGGGCTGGGGACGGCTGCTCGCTACCAGCGCTGCCCCCTCGATCATATACCCGATCTTCATCTGCACGTCCTCCGGCAGGCTTTGGATTTTGTCCAGCAGCATTCCGGTGTTCTTCTCATTGGCTGACATTGTGTTGCCTCCTTTCGATTGCAGCATTGTCCAAAGTGTATCTAGGACACTTTCCGTATCAAGTATAGTGTCTTTTCGCCACAATGTCAAGTGCTTTTTATCTTTTCGAGTTGATTTTCGCCACTTTTGTGCTATAATGGGATTCAGAAAGGAGGTGATACCGATGAATGAACGGATCAAAGCCGTCCGCAAGGCGCTGGGCTTGACCATGGAGCAGTTTGGTGAAAAAATCGGCATGGGCAAATCGTCTGTCAGTAAAATCGAAAAAGGTCTCAACAGCACAACCGAGCAGACCATCAAGTCCATCTGCCGGGAGTTCGGGGTCAACGAAACGTGGCTGCGCACCGGCAGCGGGGAAATGTTTAACCAGAGCGAGGACTCCGTGCTGAACCGTCTGGCCGAGGAATACCATCTGGATGACCGCAAAAAAGCCGTTGTCGCTGCATTCCTCAAGCTCAGCACCGCCGATCAGGAAGCGATCCTTCGCTATGTAGATACCCTCTCCGCCGAGCTGGCCACTTCTCCCCCTGCGCTGGATGTGGATGCCGAGGTGGAAGCCTACCGGCAGGAGTTGCTTTCCCAAAAGAGAGCGCAGGACGCTGCATCTCTCTCCGCTGGCATCGCCGACACCGGCTGATCTGACGCAAAAAGGCCCCCGTGCAGCCTGCACAGGAGCCTTTTTATGTTGCAAAAGCAACAAAACAAAATTTTCTTTGATTTTATGGTGATTTTGATACTTCCTTTTTCTGTTTTCTTCCCCTAATATTGAATTATGTGTAATATTTAGGGGGATTTTGCATGGAGTATTATCAGATTGCTGGGATTTGCCTGTTTCTTTGTGTTGTAACCTATCTGCTTGGAAATGCGCACGGTAAAAAAGCCGAGCGAGAAGGCAAAACAGTCCAGTCCAAACAACTAGCTGAAGAAATTTCCACCCAGAAAGCTGAAATCGAAAAACAAAAAGCCAAAATTTACGAAAATCAAGATCAGCTTAAAGCGCTTCACGAATCCGTTAATAAAATGGAGTATCTTCGTCTGCAAAGGGAGCGTGCTTCTGATGATGAAACCAATGCTCTAGCAAAAAGGCGTGCCGAAAAATTGTTGGTTGCCGAACAGCAGTACCAACAGCGGCTCGATCAATTAACACAACGGCATGATATCCTTCAAAGTCAAACTAAAACTTTGGAAAAGCAGTATCAGGAAAAAGAGAAAGAATTGGAGAGAAGTTTCTCTCACATGAAAAAAAGCTTAGAAGCTGAAGTCAACCAGCTCGAAGAATCTAAAGCAAATATTGAAAAATCTCTCGATTCAGAGAAAGCAAAATACCTTCATGACCGTGAAGTAGCTCTCAGTTCTTTTGAGAGGACTCTCAATGCTCGAAAACTCTCTCTTGATAATAGAGAACACTCTATTCAGGCCGTTATAAATACATCTATCGCTTACAATCCATTTCTTGCACAGCAATTTGCTGATTGTCTTTATATGGCTGATCTAAAAGATGCCGACTATCTCAAGTACAAAAAGCGCCCCGCTCTGACAGCTGCTGAAAAAGTACAGGAGATTGCCGCTCAAAAGCGGTTGCTTCAAGAACAGTGCAAATTACAGGAGTATCAGCTGAATCTGTATGAAAGTTCTTTCCCCTGGCTGGCAGAGTTCAAAGAAATCAGCACAGAAGATTTGCAGCAACTCAAATCCGTAGATTCTGCACCGGACAGTGAATATAGTTCTTTGAGAAATTGGCTTTCTCCGCAGGAATATCAGTCCTTGTCGTCTGTCGAAAGGCTTCAACTTGCATTGGATAGATATTCAAAGCGTCAAAAATCCAATTGGCAAATTGGCATTGAATACGAACGTTATGTTGGATATTGCTATGAAAAGAAAGGTTATCGTGTACTGTATAATGGAGCCATGGAAGGGCTTGAAGATATGGGACGTGATCTTATTGTTTCCAGAAATAAGAGTATGTTCGTAATTCAGTGCAAACGCTGGGCCGTAGAGAAAACCATTCACGAAAAGCACATTTTCCAGCTATTTGGAACAACCATTCTCCAAAAGCTGGAACATCCCGACTATAATGTTGGCGGTTTATTTGTTACCACTACAACATTATCCGATTTGGCAAAATCCTGTGCGGAATATCTTCATATCACTGTTATTGAAAGCTTTCCTCTGAAAGCGTACCCTCTTATTAAATGCAATATTTCCAAGAATGGCGATAAAATCTATCATCTTCCTTTCGACCAGCAATACGATCGCGTAATTATCGATCCTGATGATGGAGATTTTTATGCTTCCACTGTTGAAGAAGCTGAAACCAAAGGTTTCCGCCACGCTTGGCGATGGACTGGCTCATAAAACAATCGCTTCCATTTTGGAAACAGTTCCACGCACAAAAATAACCCCGCCAGTGCGCCAACACCAGCGGGGTTCCTCATAAGAAAACATTCCACCGTCTTGCTTTGTGAGGAGGTGCGGCCGGGGACTTCACGACCCGGTCTGCACTTTTATTGTAGCATGATCCCCCTCAGAACACAATCCGACAAAAAAGAATCCCCGGCAGCTCTGTACGATAGAGCCGCCGGGGCCAGATGGGGAATCTGTCTGTCGGAGAATAATCATAGAATAAGAAAACACGCCTGCTGAGCAATTTCATTGTACCATGATCCTGCTCAGCGCACAAGGAGCAATCATGGCAAGAAAAAAGAAAGTATCTCCCGGGAACCGTCTGGTTACAGCGGCGGTTCCCAGCAGACCGAGCAGAGCATCGAGGGCCAGCGCCGGGACTGCGAAGCCTACGCCCGGCAGCATGGCTTGACAATCGTGCATGAATACATTGACCGGCACATTTCGGGCCGTGGTGTTGAATCCAGGCTGGCTTTTCAGCAGATGATCGCAGATAGCAGCAAACATCTGTTCGATCTCGTGATCTGCTGGAAAACTGACCGTTTTGCCCGCAATCGCTATGATAGTGCGGTCTACAAAAAGAAGCTGCGAGATAACGGAGTTCGTATTCTTTATGCAGCCGAAAGCTCTGTGGAAGGACCAGAGGGCATTATTTTGGAAGGTCTGATGGAATCCCTGGCCGAATACTATTCCGCTGAGCTGGCTCAAAAGATGCGGCGTGGTATGCGGGAATCCGCACTCAAGGGGAAGGCAATCAATCCTAACCGCCCCCTGGGGCTTACCACAGATGAACACAAGCGTTTTATTATTGACGAGAAAAATGCCCCCACTATCCGGTTCATCTTTGAGCATTATGCGGCCGGAGAAAGCAGCGCTTCCATCGTGGATCAGCTGAACGCTGCCGGGCTCCGTACCAGTAAGGGCAATTCTTTCAACAAATGCAGCATTCCTCGCATCATCCAGAATGAAGCCTATCATGGTGTCTATATCTGCAAAGCCTACGATGTCCGTATTGACGGGGCAATCCCCGCCATCATCGACGATGATTTATGGAAGAGGGCGCAGAAAATGCTCACGCTCAATAAACAGCACCGTGCACCACATAGTTCCCATGCTGATTACTTGCTCTCTGGCAAGCTTTTCTGCGGTTGCTGCCACAGTCTGATGCGGGGCATCTCCGGCCACAACTGCCGCAACGATGTTTACTATTACTATGCTTGCGGGAATAAAGCTGATGGCGGTACCTGCAAAAAGAAAAACATCCCAAAAGATGTTGCCGAGAATCTTGTGGTCAATGCCATCTGTGAAAATATCCTTCGTCCAGACACTCTTGAAGATCTGGCCGACGCTATTGCCGCTGCACAGCAGGCAGAAGTCAACCAGCCCGATCCAGAGCGTGCAATGTTAGAGCAAAACCTGGCTGATGTGCACCGAAAAATCAACAATATCATTGAATCCATTGAAAACGGTACTGCCAGCTCTCGTCTGTCCGCCCGCCTTGCTGACTTGGAGCAGCAGGAAAGCACCCTCAACTATCAATTAGAATCCCTGAAAGAAGTTCATCCACCCGTTCTGGATCGTGAGCGCATCCTCTTCCTATTGGAGCAGTTCCTTATCTCTCCCAATGAACGTACCGAGGATTATAACCGCAGGATCATTGATACCTTTGTAAATCGCATCGAGATCACAGACACGGAAATGCTTATTTATTTTAATCTTTCCGAAGCGTCTGCTTCCGAAAAACAAAAAAATTCCCAGCCGAACAGTTGTTCGACTGGGAATCATCTGGTCCGAGTGGCGAGAATCGAACTCACGGCCTCTTGAACCCCATTCAAGCGCGCTACCAAAACTGCGCTACACCCGGATATCGTCCTCCGCCTCCCTACCGAAGCATTGGCGACAACAAATATTATACGCATCTTTCCGGGTTTTGTCAACACTTTTCTGCATCTTTTTCTGATTTTTTCAAGAAAAGTATGATTTTTGTCGTATGAGCGCCGCTTTACTTTTTTGCTTTTGCAGCAGTTTCCGCTTCCGCGGCCCGCAACTGCCTGTCCTTTTCCAGCAGGGGCTTGAGGTACTGGCCGGTAAAGCTGCCGGGTACTTCGGCCACCTGCTCGGGCGTACCCTCGGCAATCACCAGGCCGCCGGCGCTGCCGCCTTCAGGGCCAAGGTCAATGATGTGATCGGCACACTTGATGAGATCCAGGTTGTGCTCGATGACAATGACCGTGTTGCCCGCATCCACCAGCTTCTGCAGCACCTCGATCAGGCGATGCACGTCCGCAATGTGCAGGCCTGTGGTAGGCTCATCGAGGATATACACCGTCTTGCCGGTGCTGCGTCGGGCTAGCTCATTGGCCAGTTTGACACGCTGGGCCTCGCCGCCGGACAGGGTGGTGGCGCTCTGACCCAGGGTCACATAGCCAAGGCCCACATCCAGCAGGGTCTGCAGCTTGCGGGCGATCTTGGGCTGGTTTGCAAAGAACACCACCGCCTCTTCCACGGTCATGTTCAGCACGTCGGAGATGGTCTTTTCCTTATACTTTACCTCCAGCGTCTCGCGGTTATAGCGCGCGCCCTTGCATACCTCGCAGGGGACATAGACATCCGGCAGGAAGTGCATCTCGATCTGCAGGATGCCGTTGCCCTCACAAGCCTCACAGCGGCCGCCCTTGACGTTGAAGCTGAACCGGCCCGGGCCATAGCCGCGCATCTTTGCATCCTGGGTCTCGGCAAAGACGGCGCGGATATCGTTGAACACGCCGGTATAGGTGGCCGGGTTGGAGCGGGGCGTGCGGCCGATGGGCTGCTGGTCGATGCCAATGACCTTATCCACGAACTCAAGACCCTCCACCCCGTCGCACTTGCCCGCACGGCTGCGGGCACCGTTCAGCTCACAGGCCAGCGTCTTGTACAGGATCTCATTGATCAGGCTGGACTTGCCGGAACCGGAAATGCCGGTCACACAGACGAACTCCCCCAGCGGGAACCGGACATCAATGTTGCGCAGGTTGTTTTCCCGGGCACCTTTCACGGTCAGGAAGTTTCCATTGCCGGTGCGGCGGGTCTGGGGCACAGCAATGCGCTTGCGGCCGGAAAGGTAATCGCCGGTGATGCTTCGCTTGGCCTTACAGATATCCTTCACGGAGCCCGCCGCCACGATCTCGCCGCCGTGAACGCCCGCGCCGGGGCCCACATCCACGATATAGTCCGCGCTGCGCATGGTATCCTCGTCGTGCTCAACCACGATGACGGTATTACCGAGGTCCCGCAGGTTCTTCAGGGTCGCAATGAGCTTATCGTTGTCACGCTGGTGCAGGCCAATGCTGGGCTCGTCCAGCACATAGAGCACGCCGGACAGCGCACTGCCGATCTGGGTGGTGAGGCGGATGCGCTGGCTCTCGCCGCCGGACAGGGTGCCAGCCGCACGGGCCAGGGTCAGGTAATCCAGACCCACGCTCTGCAAAAACTGCAGGCGGTTCCGGATCTCCTTCATGATCTGACCGCCGATCTGCCTCTGCTTCTCGGTCAGGTTCGGCTCGTTTTCGGCAATAAATTTCAGCTCATCCCGGATGGACATTTCGCAGAACTCGCTGATGTTCTTATCCCCAACGGTCACTGCCAGCACCACCGGCTTCAGGCGCTTGCCGTGGCAGTCCGGGCACTCCACGCCG